GTACGCTCTGGAAAAGAATGATTATGCTGAGTTTAGAAATGATGCCTGTACCAGCAAAACAAAGCTGAAAGACATGATCCGAATATTCAAAAGCCAGGGCTTTAAGGTATATGCAAATGGGAGGTAACCGCAGATGCCAAAGTTTAACACCGTCTACGACATTGGAGCTGCCTTTGAAGCCATAGAAAATGAGCTTATATCTTCCATGATCCGCAATATGCGCCGGCACAAGCTGGAAGAAATCGACGAAGATAAACAATGGACCATGTGGCAGGCATTGCAGCTGAAATCCCTGGAAAAGTACAAGAAGGACAACCAGAAGAAGTATGGAAAGCAGTTCAAAGATATCAATGCACAGATAAAAACACTGATATCCCTGTCCAGATCTGAAGGCGAGATGGCACAGGAGATTGCGATCCTGGAAGCCATCAGAAATGGATTTCCTGCTAAACGTATTTCCAAAGGGGCAGTAGCTGAATTCTTCAAGGTGAATGACAGAAAATTGGAAGCCCTGATTAACGCTACCATGAACGATATGCAGAAGGCTGAGATTGCTGTCCTTCGAATGGCAAATGACCAGTACCGCAAAGTGATTTACAATGCTCAGGTATACGCGAACACCGGAGCCGGCACCTATGAGAAAGCTGTGGATATGGCTACAGAGGATTTTGTAAAGGCTGGCTTGAATTGTGTGCAGTATGCAAACGGCGCAAGGCATACACTTGCTGATTATGCGGATATGGCAATCAGAACAGCCAGCAAGAGGGCATACCTGCAAGGAGAAGGCCAGAAGCGCCAGGAATGGGGAATATCTACAGTGATTATGAATAAGCGCGGAAATCCCTGTCCGAAATGCTTGCCTTTTGTGGGAAAGGTGCTGGTTGATGATGTGTGGAGCAATGGTCCGAAGGACGGAAAGTCACCGGTTACCGGAATCAAGTATCCACTCATGAGCAAGGCTATAGCCGCAGGTCTGTACCATCCGCGCTGCAAAGATAGTCACACTACATATTTCGAAGGCATCAGCACCCCGCCAGAGAAGAGCAGGTATACCAAGGCAGAGCTGAGTGAACTGGTGCAGAAGCAGGAACAGGAAAGCCGGCAGCAGTATGCCAGAAGACAAGAAAAGAAGTTTGGTAGGTTGGCAGATTTTTCCCTGGATCCGGAGAACCAAAAGAAGTATAAGCAGAAACAAAAAGAGTGGAAATCCGTTGCAAATGATGCGGACTCTGATATAATGATATCAGGAGCCAGAATCACAGATATATTCAGTGAAGAGGCAGAAAACTTTGCAGAGATGTACTACAAAGAGATTAGAAGTTTTTCTACTGATGCAAAGAAGATTGCTGAAAATCTAGGAAAAGAAGAATCTGATATAGTAAAGATAAAGGCATATCTGTTTGAAGATGAATCGTTGTTGGATCCGGATTTAAAGACATACCGCAGATTTGATCCAGATTGCGCCATAGCTCAGAGCTGGCAACGGCTTATGATAGGGAAAGACATTAAACAGCATGACCGCACTTTGATAGAGCATGAGCTTCTTGAAATGAAAATAAAAAGAGAAAATCCTGATATGGAGCACTGGAAAGCACATGAGCTTGCCACTGAAAAATATGATTACCCGAAGGAGGCGTTAGAATATTATGGTAATCTTGAAAAACATAAAAAAGACAAATAATATGATTTCTGCCGACTATTACCCAGAGGGGAAAGAACCCAAAGGTTTTATGAGAATTGAGGATGGAAAAGTTACAGAGCATGAAAATGCAAGCTCTTTTGCAGCGCCACATGTCCGGAAGGAACTGAGGCGGTTAGCGAAAATGGAGAATCCACCAACAGAGAAAACGGTTTTATGGTACTAAATACCACCAGTCAGAAACGGCTAGTGGTATTTTTATACTCAAAAATATCAATACAGTTATAAAAACAATGATAGCACGCCATAAGACGTGTTATTTTTGTACTTATTTTTAAGAAAGAGAGGATGGAAAATGTTATTTGCAGAAGCGTTAAAGGTAATGAAAGGTGGAAGGGGAGTAAAACTTCCATCATAGGGAGGATATTAGTGGTGGGATGAAGAATCTCAGACAATCCTTATGTACACAAAAGACGGTGGCTGTATGGACATAAGAGAAACGCAGAAAGTTGAGTATACAATTCAGAATATTCTTTCTGACGAATGGATTGTTGCAGATGGTCAGAATTGTCCGATTCTGGGAGGAAAGGCAACCTTTAGTTTTAGTGAAGCTATCAAGTACCTGAAACGTGGCATGAAAGTAGCACGTGAAGGGTGGAACGGAAAGAAACATTACATTCAGCGTGCAACCAGAATTTCTTATATGACAGCAGATGACAAAGTCGTGAACTGCGAGCATGATGCAATTGGAAATAAAGCAGTAGCTTTTGTCGGAACATCTGGCGTACAGATGGGATGGCTTGCATCACAGGCGGATATGCTGGCAGATGATTGGATAATTGTGGAGGAATAACAACATGGAGAATGAAGAATTTCTGAGATTATGTAAAGCAAAAGTTGCGGAGTACACCAATAGTCACATGGATGTTACAGACCGGCAGCAGGTGACTGTACATGATGTGTATGTGGTATGGAGCTGTAAGACCTTGCAGAATAACAAGGCACTGCTTAGCACTACGGTACCAGATGGCATGTACTATGAGCTGACATATAACGGCGATAAGAATGAACTGTATATGGATGCCTATAAGAAGTTTGAAAACAGATGTTTCAAAATGTAGGAGGAAGAAAATGAAAAGAAGAGCAACCAAAAGAATTGCAGTATTAATGACACTGGTAATCTTGACATGTTTTTGTGCTACGGGTTGCACAGAAGCTGATCAGGTGAGTGCGAATATTTCGCAGGAGGCAGATAACTTCAATGTAACCAGAAAACTTACTGTTTTGAATGCCAGAACAGATACAATCCTGTTGGAATTGACTGGAACATTTGCACTGAAGAATAATTCTTCAAGAGAACTGGAAGTAATTATTGAGACCGCAGAAGGGAAGAACCAGAAAGACTATGTTTATTTGAATGACTATACCATGTATGTAGTCGAAGATATCTCTGGATCGGATGTGGACAAGTACCATTATGAGATTAATTTTCTTCCACAGTGGGGACTTAAAGTCACACATAATGATTAAATTTGCGCCGGCGCAAAAGGAGGTGGTTATTTGAAGGTGATAGTGCAGCACAACTTCCGTGACAAAGAAAATGACTTGGTTCTTCGTACAGTCGGGGAAGAACTGGAAGTGTCCCGGAAAAGAGCAGAGTATCTTGCAAATCTGCAGTTGGTAAAGACCGTTGAAGATCAGAAAGGCGGTGATCCAAAATCTCCCAGTAAGGCTGAGGGTTAGAAGCCTTATTTTTATGCCCGGAATGGCGTGAAACTACCAGAAAGGAGAAAGACATGACACAGGAACAGTTTGAGGCTCTGGGTATTGAAAAGAGCCTTGCAAAAAAAGCAGCAGATGAATCCAAGAAAGAACTGGAAGGATATGTTGCCAAAGAAACCTATGACACAACCGAACAGCAGCGAAAGCAGCTGGAAACAACAGTGAATGATTATAAAACCCAGTTGGATACTTTAAAGACATCAGCAGGGGATAATGAAGCACTGAAACAGCAGATTGCAGATCTTCAGGAACAGAACCGCCAGAAAGACACAGAACACCAGAATGAGCTGAAGGCTCTTAAGCTTACCAATGCGATTAAAATGGCTATTTCTTCTACTGCACAGGATAGCGATCTGGTTGCCGGCCTGGTGGATCGTAATAAGCTGATTCTTGGGGAAGATGGAAAAGTGACCGGGCTGGAAGAACAGGTGAAAGCTTTAAAAGAAAGCAAACCATTCCTGTTTAAACAGGAACAGCAGACAGGAAAGGGAAAGAAAGGATTCTTCCCGCTGGGAGCGCCAAAAGCTGAGCCAGGAGGCGAAGAAGGCCATGTGTCAATGAAGGAAGCGATTGCGGCAAAATTGAACTTGGGTTCAGAAGGGAAAGGTGAATAATTATGGCAATTACATTAGAAGAAGCTAAGAAAAACGTCCAGGATGATCTGCAGATGGGCGTTATTGATGAATTTCAGAAATCAAATTATATCTTGGAACACATTCCATTTGACGATGCAGTATCTCCTACCGGTGGAGGG